GCTGCAACTGCTGTTGCGTCTTTTGCATATTTTGGTTTGACTGAAAGGGTTACTTTCCTTGAGCACGATATGGATCTACAACAAGTTGACGTAGAGGCGAATAGCGAGTTTAGAATCAAATGGCCTCGTGGGGAGTTAGGCTCGCTACCGGCTGACAGCAGACAAGATTTAAAGATAGAATTACTAGAAGAAACCGTTTCTAAGCTGCAACAACAAGTGGAAGAACTAAAAGAGGATCGTTATGAACTCAAAAAGTCAGGATAAGCAGTGAGCATCGTATCGCAACTTGTCGGACCCGTAACTGGCTTGCTAGACAAGTTTATAGAAGATAAAGATCAAAAAGCTGCTCTCGCACACGAGATAGCTACAATGTCTGAGAAACACGCTCACGAAGCGTTAAAAGGGCAGCTTGAGATAAACAAAGCAGAGGCTACACATAAGTCGTTATTCGTTGCCGGGTGGAGACCCTGCATTGGCTGGGTGTGTGCATTTGGCCTCTTTTACAACGTAATCTTAGCCAACATCATTGGTATTTGGGTAGAAGTTCCAGAGGTGGATACTACCCTGCTTGTTCCTGTGATGATGGGTATGCTCGGCCTTGGAGCAATGAGATCTTACGAAAAGGTACAAGGCGTAAGTAGAGAGAAATAAATGGAAAGACTACTAAAGATGATAAAACTGCATGAGGGCGTTAAATCTCATGCGTATCAGTGTACGGCTGGTAAGTGGACGATTGGTGTAGGCAGAAACATAGACGAAGAAGGTGGTTTGGGCCTTAGTAACGAAGAGATAAATGTTTTACTTATAAACGATATAGAACGTGTTAAAGGTGAGTTATCCACTGCCTATTTCTGGTTCCCTGCATTGGATGAAGTAAGACAGGCAGCTATGATAGATATGTGCTTTAATCTGGGGCTAAGTCGTTTACGAGGCTTTGTAAAGGCTATAGAGGCTATGTCTAGGCAGGAATTTGATAATGCTGCTGACGAGTTTTTAGATAGCAGGTGGGCATCTCAGGTGGGGCAACGTGCAGTGCGTGTCACCGAAATGATTAGAACAGGTGATTATCAAGAATGACCTTACAAAAGTTCGTATTTAAGCCGGGGGTAGATAGAGAGAATACTCGCTATACAAGCGAGGGCGGCTGGTACGAATGCGATAAGATAAGGTTTCGGTCTGGTATGCCGGAGAAGATAGGTGGGTGGAACCGCATATCTACTAACTCGTTTTTAGGTATTGCTAGGTCATTGTTTTCTTGGGTTACTTTGGGTAGCCAAAAGCTGTTAGGTATAGGCACTCATCTAAAATTCTACATAGAACAGGGTGGAGTGTATTATGACATTACACCCCTACGAGCCACGGTATCGCTTACTGATCCGTTTACTACAGTAAGTGGGTCTACCACTGTAACAGTCACTGATGCTGCTGGTGGATACATAAACAATGACTTTGTAACATTCAGCGGTGCTTCTGCTGTGGGCGGGCTTACTCTTAACGGTGAGTTTCAGATAACATATTTAACAGGAAACACTTACACCATAACGGCAAGTGAAGCCGCAAGCTCTTCAGCTACAGGCGGTGGATCTGTATCTGCTGCATACCAAATAAACACTGGTCCTTCGGTTGCAGAGGCTTTGGTAGGTTGGGGTGCGGGCGGTTGGAGTCTTGGAACATGGAGTGTAGGTGTAACGTCTACTGATGCACTGCGTTTATGGACCCAATCTAACTTTGGTGAAGATCTTATCTTTGCTGCTCGTGGTGGCAGTTTATTCTTTTGGGATGCTACTGATGCACTGACAACTCGTGGTGTGTTGCTATCTAGTGAGACCGGCGCATCTAATGTCCCTGTTAAAGTAAATACGTTATTAGTATCTGATAATCGGTTTGTATTCTGTTTTGGCACTAATGTGCTCGGCAGCACGGACTTAGATCCGTTGCTTTTACGTTGGTCAGACCAAGAAAATGCGCTTAACTGGACACCTTCATCTACCAATCAGGCAGGAGATCTTAGACTCTCCAAAGGCTCTGAGATAATAACTGCTATACAAGGCCGACAGGAAATACTGGTTTGGACTGACTCTGCGTTGTATGCGCTACAGTACGTGGGTGCTCCTGCTGTATGGGGGTCACAGACTGTTGGAGAAAACCTCTCTATCGCCTCTACAAACGCTGTAGCGTATGCAAATGGTGTGGCTTACTGGATGGGTGTAGGTGGCTTCTACAGATACGATGGTAGGGTGCAGACACTACCCTGCACGGTAAAACGATACGTATTTACTGATTTCAACACAGAGCAGTACGAGCAAGTGTTTGCAGGCACTAACGAGGCGTTCAGCGAGATATGGTGGTTCTACTGCCCGTCTGGGTCTACCACTCTCAGCCGCTATGTCATATACAACTATGCACAAAATATTTGGTACTACGGCAATATAAGCCGAACTGCGTGGATAGATTCTGGTATACGAGATTTTCCGTTAGCTGCTACTTATAACAACAATATAGTCAACCACGAAGATGGTATAGATGATAACGAAACCGGCACTAATGCAGGTATTAGCTCGTTCATTACTTCAGCACAGTTTGACCTAGATGACGGCCATAGGTTTGCGTTTATACAGAAGGTTTATCCAGACATAACTTTTGATGGGTCTACGGCAGAAAGCCCCACCGCCACGCTATCCTTGTTTGCAGCACAGAACTCTGGTTCGGGACGTAACTCCCCAGCCTCAGAGGGTGGCACAAACGCAGGCTCTATAACTAGAACAGCCACTGCACCCATAGAAGCGTTTACATCTAGGCTAGATCTACGAGTGCGGGGTAGACAGTTAGCCCTAAAGATAGAATCCAGTGAGTCTGGAGTTAAATGGCAGTTAGGGTCGCCGCGACTAGAACTGCGGCCTGATGGGAGAAGGTAATGCCCGTAGATAAAACACGTTATGACATAGAGTTTAGAGCACCCGTTCTACCGGACCCGCCAAGAGAGTACGATGAGAGCACGTTCAACCAGATAAACAACGCACTGCGTCTTTACTTTAACCAGCTTGATAAGGGTATCCGTGATGCGTCAGTGTCACCCACTGCACAAGCTGCTGCTTGGTTTCTCGGCTGATGGCTAATACTTACGTCAATGCTAAAAAAGATTTAACAGCTACGACTGCTACTACGCTTTATACCTGCGCGACAGCAACTACTGCTATTGTTAAATCTATACTCGTATCAGAAGACTCAGGTAATGCAGATACGATTACTGTAACTATTACCGATGCTGATTCGGCAGTGTTTAGTTTGTTTAAGGTCAAGGCAATAGGTGCCAACACCACGGTAGAACTGCTCACAGCACCGTTGGTAGTACAAGAGTCCGAGATATTAAAGGTTACAGCAGCTACGGCTGACAGACTGCACGTTGTCGCTAGTATTTTAGAGGTTACGTAGTGCGTTTAGGAAACTTAAATATACCTGACTTATACGATACAGATCTTGAAGCGTTGATAGCCGAAATACTTGCTAGTCAGAACGAAAAGAAAGAAGAGGAAAAAGAAGAACCTGCCGTTGCTGATACGTCTACCTCTACAGCAGTGCCGTATTTTACAGATCGTCCGTTGGGTAATCCAAATACTACAGAGGGTGAAGAAGGGTATGCACCTTCTGTAGTGCTTTCTCCCGAATTACTAGCTAAATTTAAAGAAATACTAAGAGTAGGTGTTACTTATCAAGGTGATATTGATGACACAGTTGATTACTACAATGATGCCTATAACGAGATATTTGACTTTTTAGGTCAAACTGGAGCGCAAGGCACAAATCCACAAACTTATATAGAAGCTGTAGGCGCACCAGAATACTTAGTTAATCTTCGTAAGGGCGTGTCTCCTACCGAAGAGCAAATGCTTAACGCTTACGGCAGCATATACGATGTAACTGATACTGATGAATTAGCCGCTATCCTAAGCGAATACTATGGGTATGACATAACGCCCGTAGAAAACGTAGATCTAAACGCTAACAAGTTTGCAGCTAATACTTATAAAAAACACACCGTTTCTTCTGCTAGTGATATGCAGCAGTTTTTAGCCTTAACAAGGCCGATACTAGAAGATCAGATACCTTATATCATGGCTACGCAAAACGTAGATTATGCTAAAGCCATAGAACTAGCGTACCTGCAAGACCCCATGTTGCAGTCACTGCACTTCAAGTATGGCGTGGACCCGTACCGGCAGACTGATGATGGCTCTACTTATCTGTTTGATCCGTTCTCTGCTGGTGAGATACGAACACTAGAAGTCGAAGACAAGATACTCGAACCCGCATTTAAGGCGTTGTTTTTAGCCACGGTGGGGTATTTTACAGCAGGTGCGCTTACTGGCCCTATGACTTCTATACTAGGGGGAAACGCTGCCGCAGG